ACACAATACACAATACACAATACACAATACACAATACACAATACACAATACACAATACATTTTTTATCTTTTTTCAATATATACAACAATACCAGTTGCGTTGTCGGAATTACCTCCAAAATTTTTCTTAGCAAACGTTTGATTTCTCAGCATAAATGAATTAGTAATACGTTGAGCGCCTTTCTCGTTATCTTTCTCAAGTGCTAAAATACAACTCTTATCAAATACAAACTTACCTACGTGGTCATATATCCAATTATCCCATACGCCATCACTACACAATACGAAACAAAGTCTATGTAATTCTTCAACATCTGTCGATGTTTCTTTAATTTGGTTAAATATGGCTTCTAAATCAATAGTCTGGATTTCAGCATTACAACTAACACCTTGAGCATTTAATCCAAAATCTCCAAGGGCGCGTGTGGAAGACATTGCGTTAAAACCATTTCTATCAGCAACATATGTTGCTTTTTCCTTGCGGACATTCTTATTATAAAACGTAAATGACTCGTCTTCAGGTCTTACAGTAGGAGTGCCTTCCTCAGACATATTAAATACATTGGGGCAATAATATTTGTTTTCTTCAGATTGATTATCATAAACGCACTTTAATGCGGCACATAATGGGTCTTCTTCTGAACATTTAAAGTCGCGCATTCTTATGTATTCTAATGGATTTTCAGGAGAATGATTGCCAGTTAACTCGATGTAATTTGTTAATGCTTCTTGTTCTTCTTTACCTGGTGATGAAGATGAGTTAAGTTCAGATATTAATTGCGACTGCTTGAAAACTGGTTTGTCAGAGTACAATATTCCAGTGCTATCTCCAACATTTGCTATATAAAGCTTTTTATCTAAGAATACAATAACACTAAATGTGGTACCGCATTTTATCACAGTAAATGCGTTATGTGCGAATTTGCGAGCCATTACGTCTCCGCTGTCATTTATTTCAGTTTCGAGCCCGTTTTCTGATAATTTTTGGACTAATTTGATTTTAATTTCTTCGTGAATGTTCTTAAAAGCGAAGTCTAAAAAGGAAACCGGGTTTTCAACAAATTCGTCTACCCCTTCGTCTATTAATTCTTTCAAACGGTTGGTTCCGACTTTTGCTGCTAATTCACCTTCTTTTCCGTGTCCGTCGGCAATACAGAATGCAGAACCAGATTTATTTAACAGGTCTGACTTAAAATGGACTACACAAGATGCGTCTTGGTTATATTTATTGCCTCCAATATCAGTATTGCTACCGTATTTCAATGTATATCCGTTAGCAAATTCAATACATTTGCTTTCTATTTTGGGGACAGGGACAGGAACAGGGACAGGGACAGGGACAGGGACAGGGACAGGGATAGAAACTGAAAATACAGTTTGTAATTCACTACTTTCGTTACTAATTTGGGAACTCATTTTATTGTTAAACAAGAATGTGGTTTTATAATTTATACATTAAATAATTGTGTATCAAAGTATTTCAATTTTTTTATCATTTTTATTTTTTTGTTGTATATTTTTTTATTTTTATTTAAAAAAAATAAAAAAATTGAAAATAATTTACACTATATTTAAAAAAGTATATTTATTTAAACCTTTCTTATAATTATAAATTATAAACCTTATAAACCCTTATAAACAAATTACTAATATGAGTTCCGAGAATCAAGATACCAGAGAATACCTTGAAGGTGAAGCTTACCAAGAGAAACAATATGAAGATTATTTGCGATTGAATCCTGTAGAAGACTTAGACACGGACGTAATCTTAGACGAAGTAGTAGCGGACGTAGAATTAGAAAAAAAAACCAGATGTCGTTGCGATGACTCCGAACCAATGGAATACATTACTTGCTGCCATTGTGGCTTTAAAGAATGCGAGATTTACAGCTTTCGCTACAAATCGTCGCTGTACTGTAACAATTGCGCCTACGACGTGTGTGGCATACTCATCGATAAGCCCAAATATGCCTTCAATATAGACGACAAATTATACAAATTTAATAAAACAAATAACACTAATTTTAAAAGTGAAGTGTATGACAGATTTATCAAGTTACAAGAAAAATACCAATTAACAGTTGATGACGCACTTTATTATGGTCAAGAGTGTCATTGCTGTGGCAATCAACCAGAAGACACTTGTAGTGAATTTTGCTCCGACGTGTGTGAGAAATCATATAATGACACGCACGAGTGTTTTTATAAAAACGATACCAGTATGTGTAAAATGTGTGTATATAATGATAGACGTGCTAGCTATGAAGAGAGAAACGGTGGCTACGGAGGAAACGACGGCGGATACTATCCAAAAGAAGGAGAAGAAGGAGTAGTAGATTACACTGTGACGTGTGAGCGATGTGTTTCAGAAATCTTATATAACGACAGCGTAAAATACAATGAACAATTGTTTTGCGAAGAATGTGCGTATGATTATCGCGAAGAGTTGCTTGGTGTGTATTCCGAAGAACAACGTCAGGAAATATATAGATACGCGGAAAAGCATAATCTTACCACTGAAGAGGCAATTGATTATCAGACTCATTGTCATTGCTGCGGCAATGAGGACACAACCCCGGTATTTGACGGAGATAACCACCAATATTGTAATAAAAGATGTTTTAACCATTGTGAAGACTATTGGTACGAATGTTACCGTGGAGAGGAATGTAAAGTATGCGGAATATCAAAATATCATAAGACTCGCGATTCTCTGACAGCATATGATATTCACCTTTCTGAATGCGAACCAGTTTTGGCGGCAATTGACGCTTTTAAGGAGCTCAAAGTACACGGACAGTTTTACGAATGCCTTGGCGACCTAACCGAGTATTTTGGCGACTTGGCGTTTTACGATGACAACGTTCACCCTGATTTATACTATTAATAAAACTTATAAAAAACCTATCATATTATTATTATTATTATTATTATTTATATACAAATTAACTTAATTAAAACCTAAATGTGTGTAAAAACACATTTTTTTGTTTCAATATTTTTTTCAAAATCTTAATTAACAAAAAAATTGAAATGTTTTTTCCCTGTAAAACAAAGGTATATATTTTATAAATTATTCAGTTTCAAACTTTAAAATTTCAATTACGATTACGATTAACTTAACAAAATGTCCGGTTATACTGAAATTACTGGTACTCAATTCACTAACTATACTAGTATTGAAGCGTTACAAGACATCATTATTAGGACCATTTCTAGATGGTTTAATATTCACGGTGCTGTATGGTCTGAGCTAGAGTGCTTCGATGGCGTATACATACTATGTGGTATCGACCGGATACAATCACACTTTGAACTTTTCGAAGTTAGGGAACACCTATACCAACTCACTATGTTTGCGGTTGGCAGTTTCAGACGCCATGGCTCAAGTTGCGACTACTTCGAAAAAATGTTTGATTGCTTAAGTGTCCAGATATTAAATCCCGACAGAGAGTTTGCCAAGATGAATGACTGTTTATCAATTGCCTATCCTCCGATGAATTTTGACTTATTGGATGTGGAACCAGCGCAACATATATTTGAGAATCCGGTGCCTTTAAGAGGAGCTCTCGCAGAAACGGTTATCTACAGCGAATCAGAGTCTGAAGAAGATGAAGACTACGGCGGAAGATATGGCGGCTACGGAGGAAACGATGGTGGTTACTTTGAAGAAGACGAATTCCTTCTCACCACAGAAGACGCTGGGGTTTTAAGCGAAGACGAAGACACAGTCGCAAGCTTAGAAGACAAAGACACAGTCGCAAGCTTAGAAGATGATGTTATTATGTCAATGCCCTTACGCAATATGAGTGACAAACAAATAGACAGATATTGTTGTATTATTGGTGAATGTCCTAGCAATGCGATTTACGAGTGGACTAGTGACTTTAACGGTGGTGCCATTACCAGATATTCATACATCAACTTTGCCGATACAACTATCTCAGACAGACGGGTATTGAATGTAAGCATTACTTGCGCCATATTCACTGGATGCACGCTTAGAAACGTCCAATTTGAGCAAGTCCATTTCCACAGATGTGACTTTATGTCTGTCACTCTGGATAATGTTACATTCAAAGACTGTCAATTTACCTACTGCGACTTGGATATCTGTATAGACCTAGACAATTCATGCAGTGTAGAGTTCTACGATACTGAGGAAGAAATGAGACAAGCATTCTTGGAAGATAATGTGACATATCGTTATTGTTAAAGTTAAAGTTAAAGTTAAAGTTAAAGTTGAAATATTTATCTCGCATATCCTATCATTATCATTATTATCATTATTATTATTATCATTATTATCATTATTATCATTATAAAAAATAAAAAACACATAAAAACAATTAAAAACAAATAAATAACAAATAAAAAACACATAAAAACACATAAAAACAAATAAAAACAAATAAAAACAAATAAAAACAAATAAAAACAAATAAAAAAATAAATAAATAAGGGGGTAATAACCCTTTTTTATTTTTCAGAAAAATTAATTAACAAAAAAAATTGAAATGTTTTTTCTTATGAAAAGAAAGAGTATATATTTATTAACTTGCTTGTTTCAAACTTATTACGAACTACTTATTACGAACTACTTGATACTTTAAAGAAAATGTTTGGAATTCAAGAAGAGAGACACAGTACGCACATTTCAAGCGCTGATATTAATTTCAGCTCAAAAAAAAAATTAAAAGAACTTATTACTACTACATTGACCCGATGGAATTTTATTCGAGGTCCTAATGAATGGAATGAACACATATATTACGAAGAAGCTGTAGCTAAAAAAACAGATAGACTTGCCAATGACACTTATTTGTTTGAAGTGGAGACAGAAGGCGCCAGATTATACAGAGTATCAATGTATGTGTTTGGACAATACAGACGCAGTGGGTCATCGATGGATTTCTTTGAGCAGGTGATGGATTCATTGGAAATCCAGCTATTACATCCGGAGCAAGAGTTTGCCAAAATGACAGATTGTTACGAGATTACATATCCCACATGGAAATTAGATTTCTTTGATAATGTTACTAAAAGCTCTGGCGAAGCAGTTGGCGAAGCAGTTGGCGAAGCAGTTGAGTTACAAGAGGAAGATGACTTAGAGGAAGAGGAAGAGGACTTAGAAGAAGAAGAGGACTTAGAAGAAGAAGAGGACTTAGAAGAGGATGAGGACTCAGATGATGA